ACTCTAATCCAATGTTACCACCATCTACATCCCCACCTGATGTAAATATAATAGCGTTGTCTTCGTTTGTGCTTTCGTTATCACTGATGGTTACTGTTGTTGCTACAGCTGCAGTAGTTGCATTTGCTACTGTGACACCTGCAATCACAGTGTTCAGTGCTGTGCCATTGACTGTGATAGCATCTGCCTCTAGTGTCCCGTCTACATCTACGTCACCAGATATATCTAGTTCACTGGCTGTAAGTTTAGCTGTCTGTAAATCTTCAAAGCTAGAGCCTAACTTTAATTCAAACTGTGGTCCTGTAGTGTTGTAGGTAAATGTAGCATCATCACCACTACCACCTTCTATTGTTATACCTGCACCGTTTATGACAGCAGATGTACTGTTGCCACTGTCTAATACGATGTTGTGGTCATTTAGATTTACAGTGGTTGAGTTTACCGTGGTTGTTGTTCCTGATACAGTTAAGTCACCTGTAACAGTCAGGTTATCTGCTACTGTTACTTCAGATGTGCTGTGTCCTAGTGTTATAGCAGTTCCTGATACACCTGTACCTATTGCTATGGACTCACTGCTGTTACCTGTATCTACAACAAAGTAATTATCAGAGCCTTGCTTGATTGTAAACGCTGTGCCTGAGTTATCAGAAACAGCTATATTTATATCTGTTGCATCAGCACTTATAGAGTCAACAGCAATATCACCTACGTTGGTTATGTTGTTATCGTTAAAAGAGGTAGCACCTAGAGATACTGTGCCTGTGGCCGTTAGATTGCTAGAACCTACATCTATGTTGCCAAAACCTGATGATATAGCACCACTGTTTAGTGTGCCTACAGTTGCTAGAGATGAAGCAGATGTTACACTGTTTAGTGTGTCTAGGGCTGACTCAAAGTATGTTTCAAAGTCAGTTAAAGCAACCTGGACCATTGTACCATTATCATTGACTACAACTCTATCAGCGTCTGCTAATGTTGTTGATGTAGCAGAAGTGCCACCATCCATGATGTTTAATTCAGCTGCTGTTGCATCGACTGCTGCTAACTTTGTAAAGTCAGCTTGTACTAATCCTGATACACCGTCAAGCAAGTTTAGCTCTGTAGCTGTGGCTGTTACGTTTGTACCACCTATGTCTAGTGTGGTTACAGATATTTCACCTGCAACTGTAACAATACCATTTGCTACTGTAATTAAATCTGTATCATCTGTATGGCCTATCGTAGAACCGTTGATTACAACATCGTCTATGTCTAATGACCCACCTGTTATTAATCCTGTTGTTGTTATGGTAGATGAGCCTGTATCTATTGTACCAAAGCCGGAGGTAATGCTACCACTATTCAAAGCACCAACAGTTGTGGCTGCAGTTGTAACAAGGTTTGGCATGGCTGTTATTTCATCATCAAAGTATGCAGCCAAGTCTGTTACAGCAACTTGGACCATAGTGCCGTTATCGTTCAAAACCACTCTGTCTGCATCAGCGATTGTAGTGGACGTAGCAGAGGTGTTTCCGTCTAATATATTTACTTCTGCTGTTGTAACAGTGAGCCCGTCTAGTATTTCTAATTCTGTTTCACTTATATCGGCACTACCTATTACAATATTACCACCGACAGTGAGGTTGCCAGACACATCCACTGCACCGTTGATATCAACAGTTGTAGCTGCTATCTGTATTTCTGTATCTGCTACAAGATCAAGCTGTCCATCTGTGCTAGAATTAATGTATATAGCTGTGTCACGGAACTGTAGCTTTTCTGTGGATGCTACAAGTATGTCGTCAGAGAACTCAAAGTAGTCCTCATCTTCCATCCACTTGAGTACACCATCGTTTGACTCTCCGTCAAATGTTACAGTTATGTCTGTACCTGCAGTGCCATCTCCAAAGGTTAGAGAGGTACCCAATAGTTTTGTGATAGGACCACCTTCTGCTGCAGTGCCATCGTGTGTGTGTCCTGAACTTGCTGCAAAGGCTGCTAATAACTGATTAAATTCGTCATTAGTATGGGCTGCCGTGATAACATCACCGTCAGAGTATGAGGACTGTCTTGTGTATGTTGCTCCCATTTATCTTCTTGCTCCTGTTTGGTATTCAAGTTGAAAACCTTTTAGTGAATACGGTGCTGTTTCTCCACCGTCATTTACTCTTAATGCCACAGCAAACCCTGAACCTTCTACTGATTGTCTGAAGAGTGGCTGTGATGCTCCTCCGTATGTACCTATAACAGAGGATGATGTGCCGTATGTTGTTGTTCCGTATATCGCAGCTATGTCTTGTGAGTCTAACTCGTAGGCTGCAGGTCGTGCTGAGTCTTTTGATTCATAGTCATATCTTACAAATAGATCAGCATCTATCGTTGACTCTGGTGCAAAGTTTACAATAACACGCTGCATATGCTTTCGTATACCTGCGTCACCAAATGTCATATCAGGACTTCTGTACTTTGCTAGTATTGCTGTCCCGTCAAAAGTATTACCTGACTCTTGTCTATATACGTACCCATTTGAAAAGTCACCGTGTAAAACTATAACATCTCCTGCTTTTACAAAACTATCTGTAGATGCAGGACGTATACCTCGTAACTCAGAAAACTCAAAAGACTGACCTTTTAAAACACACGCTACACCTTTTGTACTATTTTGTGCTACAGTGTCTTTTGTAAAAAATATTCTGTACTGCGTTCTGTCAGGTATAACAACACTTTGAAACAAAGAGGCACTTGATAGATTGTCATCAAATATAGACTGTACATTTGCACTAATAGTACCAAGTTCAACGTCACCAATTCTTGCTGTACCTGCAACTGTTCTCAAACCATCAGGTCCTAAGAATATCAAGTCACCTGCAAATTCCTGTATCGTGTTACCGTTTATACATCCTATGTCTCTTGTTACAGCTGACACAGCAAAGTCACTTGATGTACTACCACTCAGTTTAAATATTCTGTTTTCGCAAAAGATAAATAAATTATCACGGAAAACTTTTAGTCCTGTTATAGTATCGTCTACTTTTATAGTACCTGCACCACTGCCACTACTAAAAGCGTCCTCATCAAAGGGCTGACTAAATACTAACGTTTGTGGTGTTGAAGACTTACCTGCATAAAACATGTGACTTTTAAATGCAGTCACAAATTTAGAACCAGATACTGAACTCTCACTTACGTCTGTTGCTGACATAGAAGTGTTAAAGAATGTAGGTGCGTTGTTTCCGTCTACTACTATTAACTTACTATTGCCGTCAAAGTTATAACGCTCAAAATCATATGTTCCTGCACTCGTTCTGCCAGTATCTCTCTCTGTCCAACTAGACCCACCTGCTGTGGCACTAAATATCTTCTCTCCTCTAGCTGCAACTACAAAGTCGCCAAACGTAGCAACCATTAAAACTTTTTCAGTAGAGGCACTTGTTTGTGGTACAACAGCACTAACGTATTTACTGAAGCCGTTTATTCTTCTGTAGCCACCCTCAATGTCCGGCTCAAAGTTTTGTAATTCTAGTGCTTCGCCCGGTTGCATTAAGAAGGTAGAACGATTTAAAACTAGTCCACCTTGACAGTTAAACGCAGCAGGACTTGTCTGCGAAAGATCAGGCATTAGTTTAACGCTCCTGAGCTAAAATACCCTGAGGGTTGTTGTATCATGGTAGAACGGACATACTCGTATTTATTTACTAGCAAGCTTTGCATGTTTTTAATGCCCTGTTCAAACCTGCTAAAGTTTAATTGGTACTGCGTTGTTTCACCTCTATACTGATAAACGTAAGCTGTAGCTCCATCTATAATTACAGGATCAAATCGTGCAGGTATTGTTGTTGTGTCACTATGTGCAGAAAGATCTGTAGGAAAAGCAAAGTAGTCAAACTTTAGTGTGTAGGCCCTATTAGGAAACGGAAACAATAGGAAGTTATTGTCTAATGTCCTAACTATAAACCTGGGCACGGCTCCGTTATCAAACTGTGCAACCGATGTTCCATTGTCGTGTGTAGCTGCTGTTGTTCCGTTAGCACCTCTTGTACATCCTGTTAATGTATTAGTGCTAATACCTGTGTATGTTATCTCTTCGTTTTCTATAAAAATAGTTCCAGTGCTGTCAAAGCCCGTGGAACTTGTAAGGTCTATTTCTGTTTCACTAGCGTCTAGTGCCTCTGCTAGTGTTGTTGTTACTATCTCGTCTTCTTGTGTTACGTTTTCTCTGTTGATATAGTCGTTGTACTGAAGGATAGTTAGGTTTGCTCCTGATGATCCTAGTGTACTATTTTTTACTATTCTAGCTGTGTTGTAATCGACATGCTTTGCATCAGTGGGTATGCTGTATCTAACTATTCCTGGTGAAAGTGTTTGTGATTTTGTAGTGTGATTAAAGGGATACTGAAACTCCCTTTGATTAATATATCGTATTGATTCATTTACAGCGTTTTGTGCTTGAACCTGTATTCCTCTCGCATTAGAGAAGTTAGAAGAGGTGAGTTGCACTTCGTTTAATCTTGCTAATACACTATTTGTTAATGATAAAAAAG